ATATTCCAATTAACATTCAAATCTTTAAAATCATTTTTTGTTTGTTTAATATCAAAAACAAAATCATCAATACAATTTGGACATTCACTTATTAAAGGGTGAACAATAATTTCCCCTCTATAATCCAAAATGCATTGATTTGGTGGGATTTTCCATTTTTTAAGGTGATAAAAGACGATATAAACAAAGTTGTTAGGAAATGGACGAACGAAATTATATTTATCGCTATTATCAAGCGATAAAAGACGGTTCCGTGACCGTTGGGAAGTGGATTGAACTGATATATGAATATTTGGTCAAAGGGATTGAAAAAGGTCAATTCTTATTCGACCAAAAGAAGGCGAACAATGCCATAAAATTCATTGAAGCGAAATGCCATCACTCGGAAGGCGAACTCGCTCCGGAAACATTAAAACTTGAATTGTGGCAAAAAGCGATTGTGTCGGCGATCTTTGGGATTGTCGATGAAAATGGATTGCGACAATTTCGGGAAGTATTTATATTGATGGGAAGGAAGAATGGAAAATCCCTTTTTGCTTCCGCAATCATTCAATATTGCATATATGCGGATAGTGAATTCGGCGCAAAGGCTTTTTGCGTTGCACCGAAGTTGGAACAAGCCGAAATTGTTTTCAATTCTTTTTGGCAATCAGTACAATTAGATTCAGAACTTGACCGAATCACGAAATCAAGGAAATCGGATTTGTATGTCAAGAAAACAAATTCAAGCGTGCGCAAACTCGCCTTCAACGCACGCAAGGCCGATGGGTTCAATCCACACATCGTCTGTAATGACGAAATTGCCGCATGGCCCGGTGACAAAGGGTTGAAACAATATGAAGTTATGAAATCGGCGGTCGGCGCAAGAAAACAACCGTTGATTTTGTCAATCACCACTTCCGGATATGAGAATGACGGAATCTTCGATGAATTGATGAAACGCGCGACAAGGTTTCTTCTTGGAGATTCAAAAGAAAAAAGATTCCTTCCATTCCTTTACATGATTGACGATGTAACGAAATGGAATGATATCAATGAAATTGAAAAGGCGATGCCGAATCTTTCGGTATCGGTTCCGGTGGATTTCATGCTTGAAGAAATCGCAATTGCGGAATCAAGCCTTTCGAAGAAAGGTGAATTTCTTACAAAGTATTGTTGCATAAAGCAATCATCTTCGCTCGCGTGGTTGGCCGCCGAAGTTGTCGAAGCTGCTTGCCAAAAGGAAATCAGACTGGAAGATTTTCGCGGATCGTATGCGGTCGGTGGCATAGACTTGTCACAAACGGTTGACTTGACCGCGTGCGTTGTTGTTATTGAAAAGAATGGAATATTGAATGTGTTCGCACAATTCTTCATGCCATCCGAAAAAATACAAGAAGCAACGGAGCGGGATGGAATTCCATACAATGCATATGTTCAACGCGGATTCTTGAAATTGTCCGGAGAAAACTTTGTTGATTATGAAGATTGCTTTGCATGGTTTCGGGCGTTGATTGAACAATATGAAATATATCCATTACAAACCGGGTATGACCGATATTCATCGCAATACTTGATTAAAGATATGGAAAATTACGGATTCCATTGCGATGATGTATATCAAGGCGAAAACCTTTTTGGTGTTATTCAAGAAACCGAAGGATTATTGAAAGATAAAAAAATAAACATTGGCAACAATGATTTGTTGAAAATCCACTTGTTAAATAGTGCGATTAAAATGTCAACCGAAAGGAATCGCGGGAAGTTAGTCAAAATAACTCCACATGCACGAATTGACGGATGCGCCGCGCTGCTCGATGCATTGACGGTGCGACAAAAATGGTATGACGAAATAGGCGCACAACTAAAAAATGAAGGATAAATAATTATGGGATTTTTTAATCGAATTTTCGGCAACGAAGATGAAAATGCCGAAAAATTAAAAGAATTACGAAACTTTTATTCGGTGCTCAATGCGTATCGTCCGGTGTTCCATAATTGGAACGGTGCATTGTACGAACAAGAACTTGTTCGCGCGGCAATCGATGCGCGTGCAAGACACATCTCGAAATTGAAAGTTGAGATTATTGGTACTGCGCAACCGAATCTTCAAACGGTATTGAAGCTTGCGCCGAATTCGTGGCAAACTTGGTCACAATTCCTTTACAGGACATCAACAATTCTTGATGTCACGAACAATTGTTTCATCGTTCCGGTGTACGATGACAAAATGAACATCACCGGTATTACAAATGTAATACCATCAAGATGCGAAATTGTCGAATCAACCGATGGCGAAATATGGATGCGCTATCGTTTCTCGAATGGGAAGGTTGGTGCAATTGAATTCAAAAATTGTTGCATATTGACGAAGCATCAATATCGCGATGATTTCTTCGGAGAACCGAACAATGCAATCCGTGAAACGATGAAATTGATTAACATCCAAAATCAAGGAATCGAAGAAGCGGTCAAGAATTCGGCAACATACAGATTCATCGCAACGCTTGGCAATTTTGCAAAGCCGGAAGATTTGGCGAATGAAAGAAAAAGATTCACGGAAGAAAATCTTTCGTCCGATTCAAACAACGGTGGAATGCTTTTGTTCCCGAATACATATAAAGACATCAAACAAATCGATGTTAAACCGTATACGGTGAATCACGAACAAATGGAACAAATCCGAACAAATGTATTCGATTATTTTGGAGTAAATGAAGATGTGCTTCAAAATAAAGCATTCGGCGATTCTTGGTCGGCATTCTACGAAGGGTGTGTTGAAGTGTTCGCGATTCAATTCTCCGAAGCAATGACTAAAACATTGTTCACGCCGCGCGAAAGGGCGCAAGGCTCGGAATTGATGGCAACATCGAATCGATTGCAGTATTTATCGAATAGTGACAAATTAAATGTTTCGGCGCAAATGGCCGACCGTGGAATTATGACACGAAATGAAATCCGCGAAATATGGAATCTTCCGCCGATTGAAGGTGGCGATGTTCCTACAATCCGTGGTGAATATTATTTGCTTGATTCAGATGGAAACGCAACAAAAGATGTAAGTGAAATAGAAGGTGAAGAATAATGAAACAAACAAGAAGCTTTAATTTCGAAATTCGTGCGGAAAACTCCGAAAGATATGGCGATTATATTACCGGAAGGCCGATAGTACTTGACGAAGTAACCGATCTTGGAGATTTTACCGAAGAAATCAGAAAAGGCGCACTTGATGAAACGGACATGAAAGATGTTCGTTTTTTGGTCAATCACAACATCGATATGATTCCGCTTGCAAGAAGTAGGAATAACACCGAGAATTCGACAATGCAATTCACGGTCGATGAATTCGGAATGAATATCCGTGTAAATCTTGACACGGAAGAAAATGCCGATGCGCGTGCGCTATATAGTGCAATCAATAGGGGAGATATCTCCGGAATGTCGTTCATGTTCGATGTTGATCGCAACGATGAAGAATGGCAAGATTTGGAATCCGAGAAACCGCATCGAATTATCAACCGAATAAGAAAAATATATGAAGTTAGCGCGGTAACATTTCCCGCATACGAACAAACGGAAATCAACATCGAAGCAAGAAGCAATCGCATGGTATTGGATAATGCCATGCGCGCATTGGACAATGCGAAGCGTCAAGCAAAGATGGATGATATAAAGCAAAGATTAATCGAAGCAAGAAGAAAGGAAATTTAAAATGTCCGAAAAAAGAATGACGGAAAATGAACTTCTTGAAGAACTTGCCGAAACAAATGCAAAAATCGATGAAATGGTTGAAGAAATCGTAACGGAAGGAATCACAGAAGAAAAAGCCGATGAACCGGAAGTGAACGAAGAAACCGAAGAACGCGATGAAGAACCGGAAACAACGGAAGAAGCCGAAGTTACGGAAGAAACAAAAGCGGAAGCCGATGTTGAAGAAGTTGAAGCAAGGGCGAACGCATTGATTGCGAAGAAGGAAAACTTGATTGAAGAAATTCAAGCAAGAAAAGAAAATGCCGAAGTGCGAAAAGATATGATTGAAGAAATCGCATCCGGCAAAGGTAAAGTTATTAAATCACTTATTGAAAGGGAAACAAAAATGACTAACATGGAAATCAGAAATTCAAGCGAATACATCAACGCATTCGCTAATTACATCAAGACGGGCGATGACAAGGAATGCCGCGCACTTCTTACCGAGAATGTTAAAGATGGTACCGTGCCCGTTCCCGAAGTTGTTGAAGGTTATATCAGAACCGCTTGGGAAAATGCCGGAATAATGTCAAGGGTTGACAAGTCCTTTATCCGTGGCAATTTAAAGGTTGGATTTGAGATTAGCGCAACCGATGCAGTTGCACACGAGGAAGGCGATGGAGCGGTTACGGAAGAAGAACTCGTACTCGGTACGGTTGAAATGATTCCGCAATCCATTAAGAAATGGATATCCATTTCCGATGAGGCGCTTGATCTCGGTGGTGAAGCATTCCTTGCTTACATCTATGACGAAATCGCACAAAAGATTGCGAAGAAGGCCGATGATATTGCAGTTTATGAGATTATAAATTCACCGGCAGTTTCAACCGCGGGAGCACCGGGTGTTGCGGCAGTTGAATCCGAACTCAATGCGACCGCAATTATTCAGGCTCTCGGAAACATTTCCGATGAAGCAACAAATCCGGTTGTTATTCTTAACAAGGCAACATGGGCAGCATTCAAGTCCATCACAACCGATGACGGATATCTTATTGCCGATCCATTCGCTGGAATGGATGTAATATTCAACAATAGCATTGACACATACGATGAAGCCGAAGAGGGTGGTACATATGCTATCGTAGGTGATCTCGGCACCGGCATCAAGGCGAACTTCCCGAATGGCGAAGAAATCACATTCAAGTTTGATGATCTTTCACTTGCGGAATATGACCTTGTGAAGATTGTTGGTAGAATGTTCGCCGCAATCAATGTTGTTGCTCCTTACAGATTCGCGAAGATCGTGAAGCCGGAAGCTTCGGCATAAATCAATTTATTAATGCGCGGGAAATAACTCCCGCGCAATTCTTTAATCGATAATGGTATTTGAAATGATAAACAAAGTTAAACTTGCATTAAGAATATCAACGAATGCATTTGATTCCGAATTGACCGATTTGATTGCGGCGGCGGAACTTGATCTCGGAATTGCGGGCGTTGTGCTTGGCGTTGAATATGATGAAATCGTCACGCGTGCGATTATTACATATTGCAAGATGAATTTCGGCAATCCCGACAATTGGGATATGCTCAAAAAGTCATATGACGAACAAAAAGCGCAATTAGTTACCGCATCCGGATATACTGATTGGAGCGTGTAAAGATGTTTGAAAATGTTGCGACATTGTTAAAACCTATAATCACGCAAAATGCATACGGACAAGAAATCGAATCGTTTCTTGAAAGAACTGTATTCGTCAAACCGAGATCGGTATATTCGAATGAATTCTATCAAGCTGAACAATTGGGAATGAAACCTTCCGTTGTGTTGATTCTCGCAAACTTCATGGATTATGAAGATGAACGATTAATCGATTATGACGGAAGAAGATACAATGTCATTCGCGCATATCAATCACCGGAAAACGATTCGATTGAACTAACACTTGAATTGCGCACCGGAAATGATACGGAAGAAGAATCGTCATGAGTAAATCTTTTGAAGTCGAATTGAATGAAGTGTTAGACACATACAACGAAGAATTTCAGCAAATTGTTGATTCGGTTGTTGACAATGTATCAAAAGAAACCGCGAAGAAATTGAAAGAAACATCTCCGAAGAAGTCCGGAGAATATGCATCCGGATGGTCGGTCAAGAAGAACAAGGAAGGTGATGCGGTTGTTTACAATCGCAAAAAACCGCAATTGACACATCTTCTTGAATACGGACATGTATTGATTGCATTCGGTGAAAATCGCGGGCGCGTTCCCGCATATCCGCATATAAAAGATGCGGCGGATTGGGGCATTGAAGAATTCGAAAGGGAAATAAGGAAAAAATCAAATGCTTTATGATATTTTATCGAAGTTAAAAACACCGGTTGCATATTCGCATTTTAAAAAGGCGGTCAATCCGCCTTTTATAGTGTTTCGCGGCAATGGTCAAGAAACATTCGGAGCGGATAACACATGGTATTACAAGTACAACAATTATATTATCGAATATTATTTCACGATTAAAGATGAAAGTTTCGAAGATGAAATTGAAGAACTACTTCTTGACAATGGCATGAACTATGACAAGTCGGAAGATGTATTCATTGATTCGGAAGAAATGTTTGTAATTTATTACACGATATAGAAAGGAAATTCAAAATGGCAGATAAAAACAAGGTTGAATTTGGAATTTCTCAATTGCACATTGGAACATATACGGTTGATTCCGATGGTGATGTCACGATGGGAACACCTTATCATCAAGCGGGCGCTATTTCGCTTTCGCTTGATAGCGAAACGGAAGCGAATAACTTCTATGCCGATAATGTGGTCTATTGGTCGGGATATTCGGATAACGGATTCACCGGAACAATCGAAGTTGCAAAATTCGATTCCGATTTCAAGACGGATTTTCTCGGATATGTAGCACTTGCGGATGGCGGTCTTGCTTCTATCAAGGGCGCAATCAAGCCGAATGTTTATGTCGCATTTCAGACGGAAGGCGATGTTGAATCGAGAAAAGTCATTCTTTATAATGTTGCACTTGGATCAATTCAAAGGGAATTTTCCACAATTGAAGAAACGAAAGAACCGGTCACGGAATCCATTGACATCACCGTTGTCGGTGACAATGAAACCGGAATTGTAATGGTATCATACAAGCCCGATGATGCGGGTTATGACACATTGTTTACAAGTCCACCTGCACCGGCACTTCCGGCATCGCTTTAATAATTCACGGCGGGATATTCTCCCGCCGTATTTATTCAATTTTAAAAGGTGATAAAAGATGAAAAAGACAATTGAACTTGGAAACGAACAATCATTGACATTGAACAACAATGTCGGATGGACTTTAATATATCGCGATCAATTCGGAACGGACATCATTCCGGTACTTATGCCGGCACTTGCATCGATTGTCGAACTGATTGGCGATGAACTCGGAAAAAAGGTTGCAAAGGGCAAGAACATTCTTTCCGGAGTAACACAAGAAACGCTCACGAATATGCTGATTCAATTAGCGGGTTTGGAATTCACTTCGTTTATTAATATCGTATGGTCAATGGCGAAATGCGAAGACGATTCCATTGATGAACCGAAGAAGTGGATTAAACAGTTCGATGTATTTCCGCTTGATATCATCGCTCCGGTTGCATTTGAAATGATTGTATCGGGAGTTATTTCATCAAAAAACTTCGAAAGCCTTCAAGCGAAACTAACCGCGATGAAGGCGGAAGTGAAGAAAAAGTAAATCTTGATACGATTATCATTGCGGCAACATCGCGCGGATTAACACTTGCGGACATTAAACAAATGCAGCTTGGACAAGTTGTTGATTATTGCATTGAACACGCGAATATGATGTTCGAAGCGGAAAAGCAAAGCGAAAAGGAAGAAAAGAAAAAAGGAAAAAGAAAGGCGAATCAATCTGATTGGGATTCGTTTTTGGGATAAAACATGGCGGGCAACATTAAAGGAATTACAATTGAATTTCGTGGCGATACAACGCAATTAGACAAAGCGTTGAACAAGATCAAGTACGAAGGGAAGGAAATAAATAAAAGCCTTTCACAAGTCAACAAGGCGTTGAAGCTTGATCCAAAAAACACGGAACTTCTTGCGCAAAAACAAAAGCTTCTTGCGGAAAAAATTCAACAAACAACGAAGAATCTTGAACAATTAAAAAGTATGCAAAGGCAACTTGATGCGCAAGGAATCGACAAGACATCGCATGAATACATGGAATTGCGCCGAAACATTATTGCGGCGGAACAAAGCCTTGCTTCTTTAAATGCCGAACAAAAAATTTTGAATGCTCAAAATTCGAAGATGGGCGTTGCATCGAGAAAAGCGGAAGAATTCGGGAATAAGTTGACATCGGCTGGAAACGCAATGAAGGGATTGTCGGCGGCGGCCGCGGTTGTCGCAACCGTTGTTGTTGGTGCAATGACAAAACTCGCAACATCATCGGCGAAGATGGCGGACGAACTCAATACCATGTCAAAAAGATATGGCATTGCAACGGATCAATTACAGTTGTATACACTTGCGGCGGATTTGGTCGATGTTCCGGTTGAAACAATTACGAAGTCGCATGTAAAGTTGACAAAATCCATGAATTCAGCAATGAAGGGCACCGGCGATGCGGCCAACGCATTCCGTGAACTTGGCATCTCCGTTGTCGATTCAAACGGACAGCTTCGAGATTCAAACGATGTATTCACCGACACGATTAAAGCACTTGGACAAATTGAAAACGAAACACAAAGAGATGCATATGCATTGACATTGTTCGGAAGAAGTGCGGCGGATTTGAATCCATTAATCGAAGATATGGGCGAAACCTATGAAATGGTCTTGAAGTTGTTTGAAGAAAATGACATGCAATTGATAGATCAAGAAACGCTTGACAAAGCGAATGCCTTCAATGATGAATTGGATAAAATAAAGGCAACCGGGTTGCTCGCGTTTCAAACATTGGGCGCGGAGATTGCCGGATATTTGTTGCCGATATTGGAAAAGGTTTCGGGAGCAATCGCAAAGGTTGCTTCTTGGTTGTCGAAGTTGGATCCCGCGATATTAACAATTATCGCGGTCATTGCGGGCTTGATTGCTATGATTGCTCCGGCATTAATTCTTGCGGGCAAGATTGCATTCGCAATATCATCAATAACCGCATTGCTTGCGACAATGGGAACAACAATTGGTGCGGTCACATTGTCATTGCTTCCGTGGATTGCGGCAATTGCGGCGGCGATTGCACTCGGTGTATTGCTATATAAAAATTGGGAAAAGATAAAACAAGCGGCAATTGACTTGTGGAATAATCTCAAAGTTGCATTCGAATCAATCAAGGCAACCTTCACGGAGTTTTTCACAAACATAAAGGCGAAGTTGACGGAGTTTTGGGAACATGTCAAATATGTTTTCTCATTCCAAGGTTTGGTCGAAATGGCAACAAGTGTTTTCGCACGAATTAAGGCGGCAATTACTGCTCCGATTGAAGCGGCGAAAAATATCATCAAAGCAATTATCGAAAAAATCAAAAGCTTCTTCAATTTCGAATTCAAGTTGCCTAAACTCAAAGTACCAAAATTTAGCATTGTGCCGGAAGGATGGAAAATTGGTGACTTGTTAAAAGGCAAGATTCCAAAATTGTCGGTTACTTGGCATAGGGAAGGCGGAATCTTTACAAGTCCGACATTGCTTCAAGGTGCAAACGGATCGTTGCATGGAGTAGGGGAAGCGGGCGCAGAAGCAATTCTTCCACTTTCAAAGCTGCAAACGATGATAAACGAATCGAATGCATCCGGAAATGCTATGCTTGCGCAAATCGTGATTCTTTTATCCGAATTAGTGCAACAAGGCGAATCCCCGATGCGTGTAAATTGGAATGAACGCGAATTAATGCGCTTGATTTCGCAAAATTCATAATGCACAAAAAACAAATACATATTTCAAGGTATAAAACCGTTAAGGGCATTAAAAAAACGCCTTAAATCGCAAAATAGAGGGTCGGTTTTTAGGAATAGTTGAAGAAAATGCAAGATAAATTATATTACTACAATCGAAATGGAATTCTTCAAGTATGTTTGAATGATTATCCGTATTTTATGACACCGGATGACTTGAAAAATTGGATGTGGAATTATGATGTTCAATTTGGCAAGATAAACAATTTCAGAAGGGCGAAAGAAAACTATTCATTGATTGTCGGTGTGGCCGAAGATTTTAAAGAAGCTCGCGATGATCTAACGGATATATTTTCGGATGATGTTGTTGCCGGCGCACCGGGTTATCTTTTATATCGTGGATGGAGATTGGATTGTTTCATCACCGAAGCGCAATATTCATATGCATTGTTTATGGATAGGCAAGTGGCATATAACATTCGCGCGGTTGATTCAACATGGAAAAGATACAAAACGATTCATGTGAACAATACAAATCCCGATTTGTTAAATCTTGATTTGGGAAGGGATTATGATCTCGAAAACGGAACACCGGCTCGCGGATATGATTACGGATATTCTCGCATTAATGTTGCCTCGAAATATATTCCACTTGTAGGAAGCGGGAACGGATATCGAATTTTGTTCTATGGTGCCATCAATAATCCGATTTTATATATAAACAATAATCCGATTCAAGTGAATATAAATGTTGATGGTGGTCAATATCTTGAAGTGTTGTCGGACGGCAACATTAAAGAAATCAATTTGATTGATTCCGATGGAACGAAAACTCCAGCATTCGCTTATCGTGATAAAGATCATTCACCGTTCATCGCAATTGATGATTCGATATATATAACATATGGATTGATCGAATTCGATTTTACAAGCATTGAAAGAAGAAGTGAACCGACATGGATTTGATATATATTCGATTCGACAAAATTAAAAATACAAATGCATCCGGAATACTCCATAATTACACGGTTGACTTCGACATTACCATCAATACGCAAAACATCACGAATGACTTCGAACTAAAAACAAATCTTCCTTTACCGGAAGATATTTTATTCTCGGAGAATGAAATTAGTACATGGATATTTATTGATGACACCGAATTCGGCGGAATCATCACCGGATATACCATTGATATTGAAAACAATGTAATTACATATACCGGTCGAACATGGCGTGGAATGTTGTCAAATTACATTATTGAACCGCCGATTGGTCAAGATTATTTGACGGTATCGGGATTGCTTTCGGATATAATCGAAAACCTTCCGATTTCTCCGATGATGGAAGTTGAAGCAGCCGCATATTCAATCGGATCGTATGACTTCGAAAGATTCATTCCAACATTCGATGGAATTGTTTCACTACTTGCGGCGGCGAATTCAGACTTGCGGTTATTTGTAAACTTCGAACAAACGCCGAACACTCCGGATGGAGTAGTGACATTGACAATTGATGAAAGGCGCGATCTTCGAAATCAAATTGATTTCTCGCAAGATTACAATTCAAACATCAATTTAAAAATCACGCGCAACGGACAAACACCGAAAAAATTGATATGTCTTGGACAAGGTGAAGGCGCATTGCAAGAAGTTGTTGAATTATATGCCGATGATGATTGGAATATATCAACAACGCCGATCGCAAACGCATATCCGGTGGCAACATATTCCGCGACATCATCACAAGATTTGGAATCAGACGGGATAGCATACTTTGAAGAACTGATTGCAAATCACGAACAAATTGATGTTGTTGTTGAAAATATGGATTTGATTCTCGGTGACATTATCGGTGCAAAGGATTATATTACGGAGCAAATCGCATCGGCAGAAATTACTGGAATAATCTTGAACATCGAAGATTATGGGAATTATCAAACATATAGTTTTAATTATCAAACGAGGGAGATTTAAAAAATGACGATGAAAATAATCACCGGTTACACCGGAACGAAACACATCACGCCGGATGATGATGCAAGTTTCAATCAAGGGATTGTCGGTTTACAGTATTATATCCCTTATGTACTCAATCAAAGTGTTTGGCAATTTGGATATGAAGAAATATCAATTAATAAAATTAAAATCAATCAAGGTGTCGCGGTATGTCAAGGGCGATTGGGTATTAATGATGAATATGGTCAAGAATTAAATATCGATTCCGTATCAAATAACTATCATCGAATCGATGGTGTCATTATTGAATACACAAAAGATCCAGTAACACTTGTTGAAGCGATGGAACTAAAAATTAAAAAAGGAACAGCCGCGCCGCGTGAATCCACGCCGTTATCTCCATCATATGTGCAAGGAGATATTTTTTCGGGCGCGACATCTTGTGAATTTCCTTTATATGAAATACTTGTTGACAACAATTCCGGAACGACAACACTAACGCCCACGCAAAAATATATTGGCGTAGATGATCTTGATTCACTAACACAAAGTGTATATACAATTGCCAATTTAACACATATTGTTGAAGCGGGAACGGACGGAAGTTGGGCTTATCAGAAATACAGCGATGGAACATATCACGCGTGGCAAGTTGCCAACATAGGCACGTCTACATCTGCAACGACAAAAACTCAAGACATTTCCTTGCCGTCATTCAACGATGGAACGAATTACGCGGTATGGGTCACCCAAAATGCGGACACTTATGTTGTAAACAATTTCCGTGTGGACACAATAACCGCGACTAAATTTAGGGTGGTTATTGTTTTATCTTCGGCGAGTACAGCGAGGCCTCCGCACGCTATATCGGTGTGGGGCAAATGGTCATAAATGAAAGGGTGAAGAAGAATGAATGAAATGACAATACAAGCATTGATTCGCTTGATTGTGACATTGGTTTTGTTTATCAATGCGCTTTTAACCGCGAAAGGCATCAATCCGCTTCCATTTGATGAAAACGAAATCACGGAGTTTTTGACAATGCTTTTTAGCGGGTTGATGATTCTTTGGACTTGGTGGAAAGATGCACCGATGACAAAACTCGCACAAAAGAAATATATCGAATTCGAAGCCGAAAAGGATTTCGAAAGAAGAATAAAGAAGGACATGTAAAATGGCGGTCAAATGTATATGGGCATCAATTGACGAACATGGAAACGCTTCGGGCGGAAGTGCGGGCGATCAAACCGCACAAGAAGTGAAAGTCGGCAATTGGTATTACTTCAATCAAAATGTTGTTGTTAGACCGAAGAATGCGGCGGTCGGCACGATAATCGCATTACACGCCGAAGCAATCGCAAACAACAATAATGTTGGATATAATCAAGCGAAAAGATTGACATTATACAACGCTTGGAAGGCGGTCGGATGGAATAATCCATCGAAGATTAAAACGAAATGCGATTGTGATTGTTCATCGCTTGCGGCGGCATGTGTAAATTCGGCGGGAATAATCGTCAATCCATCTTGTTATTCGGCGAATATAAAGAATGCGTTGGTTGCAACCGGGCAATTTGAAGCATTGACATCAAGGGAATATCTCGTTTCAAGTGACTATCTAAAAGTTGGGGATATCATTGTTGCGGAAGGTTCACATGTCATTATATGCGGCGGAAACGGAAGCAAGGTGATTCCGACGCCAGAACCGAGAAAAACAATATATGCGGTCGGTGAAGCGGAAAAACCGCTCAATATATATAACACTTGGAAAAAACCGCAAAGGAAGGTTGGAGATATCGCAAAAGGCAAGGTTGTTTATTGTTATGGCACAAACACCGATTATATCCATCATCCAGATGGACTTGATTCTTGGTGTTGGTGGGCTATCAATCCCGAAGCTACAAAATGGGTTGTATATACAAATAGGGTAAAGAACATCACCTACAAGGTATATGCAAAGGGCATCACACTTGAAGAACAAGCGATTCTCGAAGCACCGAAAGGGAAGGCAACCGGGAAGAAAATCAAAGCCGGTAATGAAGTGGAATGCTATGGCACGAATACCGTTGATGGTGTTGTTTGGTGGCGCATTGCTCCGGTGACAAAAGGCAATCAATGGATTGTTTATACGAAGAAAATAAAGAAGGTGTAATGAAATGACGGATGGAATTGTAATTGCAATAGTCGGCTTTCTTGCGACATTAATCGGATTGATTGTTGCGATCGTAAAGCCGATTTTATCACTTAATACATCAATAGTGCGATTAAACGCAAACATCGAAAATCTTGAAACACAATTCCATAAAGAAACATCTGATTTGAAAGATCGTGTTCAAGTGCACGGAAAACAAATCGATGATTTGGAAAGGAATGTTATCAAGCACGAAGATCGCATCAATTATCTTGAAGGTATATCACAAAAATAATGGGTGTAACGGAAGCAACATTTAATTATGCTGCTTCCGTTTCTTTTATCACCGAAACACAAAAATTGCGGGCGAAATGCCCGCTTTTTTTGTTGTTGAATAACTGCAAAAATACATGTTAAAATTATAAAAGATATAGATTTGTACAAAAAGAAAGGTGGTATTTTTATGGCATTTTTTAAGAAAAGGCAGAAGGAAGAAGCACCGAAACCGCAAAGGATGAATGAATATCTTTCATTCCGTGTCACCGGAACATCTTATGACAACGAAGATGGAACGAAACGCGAAGAAATCATCAATTCAATTGCGGCGGAATTCAAGAATATCGGAGAAAAATCCGATTTCTATGGCGGGTATACCGACAAGGAAATTCGCGAAGATGATTTGTCAATCGGTGAATATGAAGGCTTTAATTTGCCGATTGAACTTGAAGAATATGAATTCAAGAATTCTCCTGCATTCCGTGTTATAACCGATAATGGTTGCGTTGGTGTAGTGCCGGCAAAGATTGTTCCGGAACTCAAAGAAAAACTTGACGAAGAATGGCAACGCATAGGAATTAACGCAACGCTTGAAGGCGGCAAGGTGAAATCGGTTGATTATTCGGATTCGGAGAAAGGAAAAATAATAATTGAAGAAGAACCGTTGTCGATAATGGTTGATTTAACTTTTTATCCAAAACAAGAATAAAATGTTTGACAACGCATGAAATATAATATATAAAATAATTGTTGGTGGTACATTTCCCAAAATTGTGAATAAGGGGATATTTTAAAAAATGATATTATCACCAACATGTGGAAAGGTTGGTGATTTTTTATGCGTAACAAAATAATCAAAAGAATCAAAATCATCACTGGCGAACCGATAGTGGTGGAAACAAACACGAATGTTTTTCTTGATGAATTAGCGGATGAAGGAATAGAAATCGATGACATGATAGTGAATCCGAATCCGCTTCAAGTGACAATCACTTGGACAATACGAGAAATTATTCCGGAGAACTTGAAAGAACAATATGCGCTTGAAGGTATTCACGATCTATGTACGAAATGCGAATACATAGACATCCCGCAAGACGGAAGGCTAAAAACCGCATATTGCACATTGCACAAAAAAGAAATCTTGAAAAGGGATTTAGCTTGCAATGATTACTATCAGTTGAAAGATCGCCATAGGTAGGTGACAAGCGGCGCATCGGGAAAATTCAATAAAAATACTGTGCTACCAAAGGTGAGAAGTAGATACCGAGATCCACTTGGTTGTAAAGCACCGGCTTGTATGAACAAGTGCTCGTGTGGATCTCATGGTATCCGTAGGTCATGAATGTTGTTTGTCTGTAAATCTTATTATCTTCATATTCATTTAAACCTCCGTTGGTGCGCCGCTTTCATTCATCGAAAGGGAGAACAAAAAAATGAAAAATATAATCTTTAAAAATCCATTGATATTCATATTCGCTTTTCTTGCGATGTTGATTTTATATGAATCGTTTTGGACACCTACATCGTATGCCGGAAGAATCTTCATGATGATTGCGGCGGCGATTCTTATGTGTTTCTCGGTTATTGAATTCAGAAAGGCAAGGGCGAAAAGATGAAAAACAATAATGACACGATCTTGGAATTCAGAATATTAAACGAACTTAAAAAGGGAAGAAGAATCAAAAGATTTGAATTGAAAGAATTCGGCGCAACGGATAGAAGCGCACGCGAAGCAATTCAAAATCTTCAATTAGCGGGGTATCCGGTGATAAATCTACAAGATGGATGCGGATATCGTCTTGCGGAAAATGAAACCGAATTGCGCGAATACAAGCTTCAAGAACTTGGCCGCGCAAAGATAATCGAAGTCAAATGTGAATCAATGGAATTCGGGAAGGTTGCGGAATGATTAAAGGATTTTGTGTTCCGTTCCGCTTGGACGGATTGAATGATTATACTCGCGCTAATCGTGCGGGCGCACAAGTCGGCGCGGCAATGAAGCGGAAGAATGAAGCATTTGTGATGGATGCAATTCGTGATGCACATCTTAATGATTTGCAAATAGAAGTGCCGGTGAAGATTTGTTTTCATTGGTTCGAGAATAACCGCAAACGCGATCTTGATAACATCGCTTTCGCGAAAAAATTCATTCTCGATGCACTTGTTCGCTCCGGAACAATAAAAAATGACAATTGGGAATGCGTGATAGGTTTCACCGATGAATTCACTTGTGCAAGACATCTTGAACCGCATGTGAATGTGATTATCATCACAATCGATGATGCAGTTATGGAGCATGTAATTTGATGATTATTAAAGACATTTTCGAAATTCAAAATTCAATTGATATGTTGATTCAAGATATTGTGACCGATGATGAACTTCAAGAAATGAAGCGGGTTTCATATATCACAAGAATCAACAAGCTTCGAACATTAATCGAAAGGGTTGTAATTGGTGGCGAAAAATGATTGTTGATCATAATAATTGGAAATATTTGAATCGTTGGCGTGGAATGTCAACCGAGAAATTCAACGGTGCATATTATTACGCGAAAGAAATATCTCGCAACATCATTCCGAATGTTAGAACTGATCGCAATTGGATTCTATTAAATGTCAAAGGTGAATGCGCGAATCATTCAATCGTATTCATTCATAACAACCGGAACATCGAATTATATGATTGGTTGAAACAATACGATGACTTGATCCTTGTATGCGGTGTGTATGAAACATGTCAAAAGGTTAAACATCTCGGAACGCCGATTTATCTTCCGATATCCGTTGATGTTGCGGAAGTCGAAAAATTCAAGGTTAATGAAAAGACAAAAGAAGTTGCCTTCGTTGGCCGTAAAGGAAAAAGGAAATATGATTCGGTAACGCTTCCGGATAACATTGATTATATTGAAGGTTTACCGCGCGTAAAACTTCTTCAAGAAATGGCGAAATATCGCAAGGTATATGCAGTCGGAAGAACCGCAATTGAAGCGAAGATTCTCGGATGTCAAATTCTTCCGTATGATTCAAGATTTCCGAATCCGAGAAGGTGGAAAATCTTCGACAACAAGGATGCGGCGGAAATGTTGCAAGAAAAGTTAAACAAAATTGATGGTGAATAAATGCTTCGTGGATTTTTCAAAGTATATAGAAAAATAGAAAATTGGGCGTGGTGGCACGATCCTATTACGCTTGCGGTTTGGATTCACATCTTGCACCGGGCACGATATGGCACAACACCGAAGAATTACAAGGGCGATGTCATATATCGCGGTGAACTTGTTCTTGGATTAAAGGAATTCTCGAAGGAATGCGGAATCAGTGTTCAGAATCTTCGAACCGCGTTGAATCATCTCGAAAAAACAAAAGAACTAACAAGAAAACTAACAACAAATTCAACAAGCAACATAACAACAAAATATCATCACTATATCGTTGAAAATTACACATTTTATCAAGATTACATTGTTGAAGGTAACAAGGAAACTAACACGAAGCTAACAAGATACCAACAACAAAAGAATAAAGAAATAAAAGAAATAAAGAATATGTGTATGTGTACGGATGAAGGGAAAGGCGATGATAAGACAACTTCATGCGCTGCATCGAGAACAAACACACACGCATATGGAAAATTCGAGAACGTGTTTTTAACACCGGAAGAATATCAAGAAATTAAAGAAACTTTTGAGGATTCAAGACAACTAATCAACAAGGTTTCATATTGGCTGACAGAACACGAAAGAAAAAATCATTTTGCAGTTGTTTTAAAATTTGCCGATTCAGATTGTTGGCGCAAGATACCGCGCGAACGAAAAATGACGGAAGAAGAAAAAAGGTTTGATGGATTAACTTTGCGAGAGATTGAAGCGTTACAAGAAGGGCGGGAACAATGACACGATTGAAGAACAAAATGATTATCATTCCGGATGCTGAAAATCCCGAAGATTATCAAATTGCCGCGGTTATCAAATCGGCGCATTGGATAATCGCACCGATTCCAACAACATACAACGGTAAAGGGGTTTCGCGTGCGGCGGTTGTTTGTTCGAATTGTAAAACCGAACAAAATCAAGAAGTCAAGAATTATTGTGCAAATTGCGGAGCGAAGATGAAATGATTAAAAGAACATGTGACAAATGCGAAAAAGAAATAAGACAAGACAATAAATTCGATGCGGTCGAATTGAAGGGCATCCGATATGGCGAATTGTTCGATGTTGATCTATGCGGTGATTGTTATATCGCTTTCGAAGAATGGCTTGCCGGAAAGGGGAACGAAAATGAATGAACAAAGGAAAGCGATGGTGATATTCAACGATGGATCAATTGCGGTCGGATATATCGAATCAAGAAATGATAAAAGAATCGTTTTAAATAAATCAAAACACGGAGAAATTCATATGGAATCAATCCCAACAAACAAGGTGAAGGATGTGAAATTTCTTAAAGAAATGAAAGGCGGCGGGAGATGGATATAAGAATTGAAATATACGATGATGGTGAACTTGAAGAAGAAGTGAAGCTTTTCCATTATCATCCGAATTCCGTTCTTGATGGAGTGATTGAGAAATATCTTGCCGATAACAAGGAAGTATTGATTGAAATAATTGACGAAGATTGATGAAAGATTACTATCCGAAAAGCATTAAAAGAAAATTGTCAAAAGACATATATATGCGAGCGTTGTTTTCAATCCGGGCATTACCGAGATTGAAAGAAAAGGCGGCGGATTTGCTTGATGAAGAATACAAACAAGAAGTGCATGTTCAAACATCAAACAAGAAGAATTCACCAACGGAAATCAAAGCGATTCGGCGGGAAAAAACACTCCGAGAAATCGAACAAGTGGAAAAGGCATTCTTGACGATTCCGGAAGAATACCGCGCAATGATTATGAACAATATAATCAATCAAATGCCGATGGAAATGATCGTGGGAGCAAGCACGAAAACATTATCAAGAATGCGAATGAAAGTGATAATTGAAGTCGCGCACAATACCGGATTGATTGATGATTATGAATATCAAGAAGCAAGAAAATAATGTCCTTTTAGGGGAAGAAAAGAATGTTAATATAATAATGTAAAAATATCACCAACAAATTTTTACACAAGCTTGATCGCGGGACAAGTTAGAAAAAAGGAATGAATCACCGAATTATTCACGGTGATTTTTTCTTGTCAAATATATCATATTTTTTGTTCTTGCGCTTTTTGGTGCAAATCTGTTCTCCTAACAACGCGCGGTCGGTGTTTCGGCATTGGCCGCGCAATTGTTAGAAAAGGAAAACGAAAATGTATAAAGGAACTACACCGACAATTATATTAACGCTTCCGGATGACATTGATCTCGGAGAAGCTTCGAATGTTTATGTTTCTTTCGCAACACGCGGCGGAAAGGAATTGATAAGAATGACCGGAACGGACATTTCAATCGATGAAAATGTCATTTCGGTTTTTCTTTCGCAAGAAGAAACATTGAAACTTCCGGAGTGGGTGACAATTCAAGTGAATTGGACATATGCGGAAGGCACAACAACAAAGCGTGCAGCAACGAAGAAATGCACGATCCGTGTCGAAAATAACATTATCAATGAAGTATTAGCATGAACACAATACCGATTAACATAAAAATTGAATCAAACGATATCGGATTAATTGTCGGCGGTGGTTCAGTTGGTAATATTCCGATTGGTGTTGATACTGCAATCATTACATCAACGAATGAGCACTATCAAGGTGAATATGATTTTACACCGACATCCGAAAGGCAATTTATTAGTATAACCGGCATGATTGCCGATGAAGATATAATCATCGAACCGATTCCGTCAAACTATGGATTAATTACTTGGAATGGTTCAATCATAACTATCACATAGAAAGGAATTTGAAAATGGCACATCCATCTGTAATTATCAATGGCGTAACATATGCGGCGGTACCGGAAGTTGATATTCCAAAAAGTGGCGGCGGAACTGCAAAATTCTATGACACAAGCGAAGCGGATATAACCGCATCCGATATTTTGACCGGTAAAACTGCTTATGGTTCAACCGGAGAAATCAACGGATCAATGGCGAACAATGGTTCGACAAGCGGAACGATTTCGACAAAGGCGGGAACGGTTACAATTCCGGCGGGATATACTTCGGGCGGAACGGTTTCGATTTCATCAACCGAACAAGCGAAGATAATCGGAAGCAACATCAAAAGTGGTGTGACAATTCTCGGACAAGCGGGTTCATTAAGTACACCGACAATCTCACAAGATAGTGGAACAAAGATTCTTTCAATCTCGTAAAGGAGAAACAAGATGGCACAAAACATTTCATTATGGGGTGCGAATTATTCGAATGTGCCGGCGGTGAATCTTCCGAAACAAGGCGGCGGGAATGCACGCTTTGATGATTGCACGGTTACGACGGCCACGGCAACATCGTTATCGTTCACTTCAATGAAGGGAACGCCGATTGCGTTCTTCGTTAGATGTGCAACGCAAATGCAATCAAGTAGTACAACTTACTATTATGTGTCGAACATGAGGTACAACGGCTCGAATGTGAATGGAAATGCCTTCCGCATGGGCAGTACAAGACAAGTGACGGTTGTCACAAGTGGATATTCTTATTCGTACACCGGAACAACTTTGACAATATCGTCAAATGGCAATAGAACAACCGCACCGGGTTCGTTTTACAACGGAACATATGAATTGACATATATATATTAATGGCAAGGGAATTCGCAAAAAGATTTTATTCTTCGATTGAATGGCAACAAGTCCGGAACAATTATTCCGCAAAGAAACATCATCTTTGCGAAAAGTGTTTGAACAACGGATTGATTGTTGCCGGCGAAATTGTGCATCATAAAATCGAAGTAACTCCGGAAAACATTGACAATCCCGAAATAACAATGAACGAAGAAAATCTTGAATTGTTATGTCGGAAATGTCATGGTGCAATTCACGGATCAAAAAGATTTTCAGTTGATGAAAATGGAATTGTATCCCCCTTATATGACAAATGATGCGGCGGGAGATGGAACAACTACTGCAACAGTTTTGGCTCAAAAAATGATTAAAGAAGGAATAAAAAATGTAGCTGCAGGAG